TTATCCTGTGCAGAGTTTCGCAACTGCAGATATAGTACCTTTGATTCTTATACATATAGAAGAGAGATTAAGTTTACTACAGTCTTGTATTGTTAACACAGTACACGATTCAATAGTGATTGATGTACATCCTGATGAGACTAACAAAGTTATTTTTATATTGGATAGCATCAACAAAGACATGAAAGCTATAATAAATCAACAGTTTAAAATAGACTTTAATGTACCTCTATTATTAGAGGCAAAAATAGGTAATAATTGGCTTGACACTAAAGACGTTAGCTGATATAACTATGAAACATTTTAACTTTAAAAGGAGATATATAATATGAGTGAAGCAAACCTAGTGACCATAGACACTAACAATTACGATTCTATGGCAAAGGCTATGGGTATAGCTAATGAATCAAATGTGGTTGAGAAAAAAACTCCACAACTACCTAGATTTAAAATCAATCATGCACCTATTATAGATGATGATGAGATTATAGTGAAGGGTGGTACGTATAAATTAGATATACCTGAAGGTCAGGTGTTGTATGGCAAGACTGCCACCATCAGACCTTTCATGCAGAGATATATGTACAAGAGATTTGTAAAGAATATGTCTGCAAAAAAAGGAGAACCTATGGGTACTTATCATAAGACAGTCATGGCTGACTCTCTTAATAAAGACCTGAAGGACAATCAAGGTGGATTCAACTGTGGTAAACCTGCAGGTTGGATACAGGACTTTGATGCTCTGCCTGATAAAACTAAAGACCTTATCAAGCAGATTAAACGTGTTCGTGTTGTGTTTGGATTAGTTGATTTACATAATGCTGTTGATGCCAATGGTAAGGATGTTAAGTTTGAGACTACTCCATTCATATGGGAGATAGATAATAGAGAAGCATTTAAAACTATTGGTACTAACTTTACTAAACTTGCAAAGCAAAAGTGTTTGCCTGTTCAGCACAGTATTGCTCTAGCTACTGAGCCTAGAGAATTACCTAATGGTAGCAGATTCTATTTACCTACTAGCACGTTGAACTTGTCTGAGAAGATTAACCTCTCCGATAAAGACCAAGTTATGTTTGGTGACTTCCTCTCTTGGGTAGAGAACTATAATCAATATATAGTGTCCGAGTGGAGTGAAAAGGCATCACAGAACTCTATTGATGATGATATGTCTAATGCTGTTAGTGATATCATTGATGCAGAGGATAACTTTATCGAAGTGGAAAATGCATAGTGCGAAGCAATAACCCCTTTAAGGTACATGGTATAAACTATCTGTCTCCTAGTAGCATTAATACGTACATTAATGATACACCTATGTGGGTGGCTAGATATTTGTTTGGTGTTAAATCATCAAGTGGTGCGAGTGCTGTTAGGGGTATTGCTACTGAGTTTGCGTTAGCAGACAAGTATGAGAAGAAAACCTTTGACTTTAATCTCTTAGATGTAAAGTTCATGTCTCTGTGTGCTGAATCAGGTATTGATTTAGGAGATGTGAAGACAGCTAGAGAGAAGAAGTTACTAAAAGGTTTTGGCACTGTCATTGATGAGAACTTTGACTATGATAATCTTGAAGCATACCAAGAGAAAGTTGAGGTTCAAATTGATGACATGCCTGTTCCTATCATGGGATATATAGACTTCAGATTTTCTGATAAGATAGTAGACTTGAAGACAACCACAAGGATGCCTAGCAAACCTACTGAAGCACAGAAAAGACAGATGGCTTTTTATTCTATGGCATATCCTAAAAATAGTGTAGACTTATTCTTTGCTACTCCAAAAGAGTACAAGAAGTTTACCCTTAAAAACTTATCTGCATACAAGAAGCAACTTGTTAAAGTAGCTTTGGGTATACAAAAGTTTTTGTCTATCAGTAATGATAAGCATGAGATTGCTTCTTTGGTTTATCCTAACCTAGATTCATGGATGTGGTCAGGTATAAAAGAAGAAGCAAATAAAATATGGAGTGTAAAGTAATGACACAAAAAATGGAAGACCTGCAAAAGGATATTGCAAATATGGAGAAAGAATTAGCAGAAGCTAAGAAGACTCTCCGTGAAATGAGAACCAAAGGTTTGAGAGAAGCTATGGAAGCCAAGAAGATGGCAGACGAAGCTGTTAAAGAAGAGATGAAGGCTCTTGGTTACTCTCAAGACTCCTATGAGTTCAATCCATTTACAGGATGGCGAAGACTACTATAATGTCTCCTCATAAAGTCAGAAGAGATGCTATAAAGCATGGGTATAGGAGTGGATTAGAGTTTAAGATTTCTATGGCTCTTGATACTATAAATCATAATTACGATTATGAGAGTATTAAAATAGAGTGGGAAGACTTATCTTATCGCACCTATACTCCTGACTTTATATTAAACAATGGTATAATAATAGAAACAAAGGGAAGATTCCTAACAACGGATAGAAGAAAACACTTGTGCATTAAGAAGCAACACCCAAAGCTAGATATTAGATTTGTATTTACAAACAGTCGAAGTAAACTAAGCAAAGGTGCGAAATCTACATACGCAGAGTGGTGCATCAAGCACGGATTCAGATACTACGATAGGATAATCCCTGAAGATTGGTTGAAAGAGAAGGGTAAAAACAAACATCCTAAGTTCATACGATTTTCAACAAAAAAGATAAGGAGATAAATATGGATACACAAAATATAGAACCTACTGATTTTATGATAGTAGTTAGACCTCATCTTGATAAGAAGAATAAATGGACAGGGGAAGTTACTCTTAAAATGGTAGTAGATAAAGCTAATAGACTTGACGATGATGATTTCTATTCTATGATTTCTTTTACTAAGCAAATATGTGCCTCTGTTCCCTTGATGGAAGAGAATAAAATATTTAGAGATGAAACAGAAAGATTAGCTGATAAATATTTATCACATGATGACATGATTGATGGCATTGAAAGGTTGACTAAGACTAGAGAACGTGTTAATAATATAATACACGTAAATTTTAAACCAGAGGCATAAAGAATGCTAAGACACATGGAGTATATGAGAATGAAAGAGAAACAAGCAATGCAACAGTCTGATAATCTTGATATGGTCAACCACCCACCTCATTATAATAAGGCAGGTATAGAAACAATAGAAGCTATCAAGGCTATGACAGATGGTGGGTTTGAATACTACCTACAAGGAAATATTATGAAGTACCTATGGAGATACAGGTACAAGAATGGTGTAGAAGATTTGAAGAAAGCACAATGGTATCTCGAAGAGTTAGTTAACGTGGTTGAAAGCAATGAGAGTTAAAATCATGATGACACTGCACATAGATGCAGAAGAATACGCAGTACCTGCTGATGGCAGAGTAGATGAAGAAATGGAAGAATATATAAATGAGACTTTTCACGAGATAGAAGGAGTGAAAGTTAAGAGTATAAAAATAGTAACAGAGGAGACCTAAATGAGAAACTATTTACCGACTGATTATCAGAATTTTATTGCTCTTTCTAGATATGCAAGATGGAAAGAGGATGAGCAACGCAGAGAGACTTGGGTTGAAACTGTGGATAGATACTTTGATTACATGAGTAATCATCTGAAGACTAAGCATAATTATATAGTAACGAAAGCATTAAAAGAAAAGATAAGTGAATCAATAATGTCTCTTGGTGTTATGCCTAGTATGAGAGCATTGATGACTGCAGGTGTAGCATTAGATAGATGTCACGTAGCAGGATATAACTGTAGCTACATACCTGTTGATAGTCCACGTAGCTTTGATGAATGTATGTATATACTTATGTGTGGTACAGGTGTAGGGTTCTCTGTTGAAAGAGAGAATGTAGATAAATTACCTATTGTTAATGAACACTTTGAGAAATCATCTACTATAATAAAGGTAGGAGATAGCAGACCCGGATGGTCTAAAGCCTTACGTGAGTTGATTGCTATGTTGTATGCAGGACAAATACCTACATGGGATGTATCAGAGGTACGACCTGCAGGTGCTAGACTAAAAACTTTTGGTGGTAGAGCATCAGGACCTGCTCCATTAGTTGACTTATTTAAGTTCTGTATACAAAAGTTTGAGGGTGCTAAAGGCAGAAGACTATATCCTATTGAGTGCCATGATTTAATGTGCAAGATAGGTGAGGTTGTAGTTGTTGGTGGTGTTAGACGTTCTGCTCTTATATCATTGTCTAATTTAGGGGATGACCAAATGAGACATGCTAAGTCAGGTCAATGGTGGGAGAATGAAGGACAGAGAGCATTAGCTAATAACTCTGTAGCATTCAAAGGTAAGCCTGAAATGGGTACATTCATGCGAGCCC